CCACCAAATACAAGCGATATGGCGGTAACGGTAGCAATCCGGATCGAGTTATCCTGACGCGAGGCAATGAACGATCCATTATTAATGCCGTATACAATCGTATTGCTATGGATGTGGCGAGTAATACCTTTGAACATGCTAGATTGGATCATAACGGTCGATTCTCTGAGGTGGTAGACGACGGTTTAAATACCTGCCTTACCTTGGAAGCAAATATTGATCAGACTAGCAGAGCATTCATACAGAATCTGGTGCTATCCATGCTGGACGAAGGTAACATTTGTGCCTTAATCACCACTACTCGCGACAATAATCCGTACAACATCGGAACATATGACATTACATCCATGCGCATTGGCCAAATCCAGGAATGGTATCCTCAAGCAGTGCGAGTCAGAGCGTATAACCACAATACTGGCATGAAAGATGAGCTTATCGTTCCGAAGAGAGCAACCGCTATTATTGAGAATCCGTTCTACATTGTCATGAACGAACCTAACTCGATGGCTGCTAGACTCTTGAGGAAGCTGGCAATGTTGGATGCTGTGGATGATAAGACCAATTCCAGCAAGCTTGACCTGATTATTCAGCTTCCTTATACCATTAAGACAGAGGCAAAAAGGATCCAGGTTGAGAATCGTAAGAAAGAAGTTGAAGACCAGTTAACAAATTCAAAATACGGTATTGCTTACATCGACGCCAGTGAAAAGATCGTGCAGTTGAATCGTTCTTTGGAAAATAACTACATGGAACAGATCAAATATTTCCAGGAATTGCTGTTCTCTTGCTTTGGTATTACACAGGGAATCCTGGATGGCACTGCAGACGAACAAACCATGCTAAATTACTACTCCAGAACGATTGAACCGATCTCTTCTGCAATTGCTGACGAGTTTAAGCGGAAGTTCCTGACCAAGACAGCAAGGACAAAAGGAGAAACGATCTATTTCTTCAAGGATCCGTTCAAACTTGTTCCAGTATCACAGATTGCTGACATTGCTGATAAGTTTACGAGAAATGAGATCTTCACTTCTAATGAGATTCGCCAGATAATGGGCGTGAAGCCTTCCAAGGATCCTGCCGCTGATGAGTTGCGTAATAAGAACTTGAATCAGCCAGAGGGAGATAGTATGGGGTTGCTCGGTGCTACGGAAGGCCCTGTGGAAGATTACGATTCCTCTATGGAAGAGCTGGACGATATCGATAAACAGATTGCGGAACTGGAATCTATGCTGTAAGGAGGGCTATGATATGTGGGAGTATAATTACTTAATGCATTATTCGAGCCCTTATTACGACCCGGCAAAAGCATCTCAGTATAATCATGAATATTACGAGGCGCATAAACGACTAAAAGGAAGATCCTCGTCCGGGACTAAAATTCCATCTTTGAATGAGGAAGGTCGTGATGTCGCCAGATATGTAAGATCTCAAGTCAGTGAAGAGAAAAGTGCTAAACTAGAGGCCGAGCGACAGCGGTACCAGAAGGAACAAAAACTCCGGTCTGATGCCGTTTCTCGAACTATGGAGCAGCACCGTAAGATCATGAACGAGCGTATTAACAGCTTGCAAAATCTATTGAAGAGAATGCCTGATTCTCAAAAAGCTGCACAAGCACCGAAGATCAAGGCACTTATCTATAAATTAAAGGAAGATAACGAGAAGAAACGAGCCGACATAAAAGCCAAGTATCAGTCAGAGTCTAAGTCCGCTTCTGAGAAATCTAGTGCTACTAGAAAAGCAATTCGGGAAGAGGCCAAGACTACTTATGATCAGGAGTACATGCGAATCGCAAATGAATCTCGTTATCAGAGCACAAGAAAAAGGAGGTAAAATTCAAAATGGCTCTAAAAGATTATGATTTTAGTGGCTATGTCACTAGAAACGACATTCTTTGTGCCGATGGAAGAACCATTAGACGGAATGCTTTTGCAGCACAGGATGGTATGAAAGTACCTCTTGTATACGAGCATAATCATGATGCCGTGGAAGCTATTATTGGCCATGGCATTTTGCATAATCGTCCTGATGGTGTATATGGTGAATTCAAGTTCAACAATACGCCTTCCGGCCAGCACGCAAAAGAGGTCGTTCGAAGTGGTGATGTCGACAGTTTGTCCATCTTTGCTAACAAACTGAAGCAGACAAGTCATGGTGATGTACTGCATGGCATCATCCGTGAGGTAAGTTTGGTTTTGGCAGGGGCAAATCCTGGTGCGTTCATCGACACGGTGATGGCCCATGGTAGTGATTCTGAAATGGATGGCGTTATTGTGGGGTATGATGCCGGCATCACGATCAATTACGATGACGAGACTGTTGAGCATTCCGAACCTGATGAGACGCCTGAAGTGACAGAATCCAATGAACAACTGAATAATGAAACTTTGCAGCACTCGGACGAGCAGCCTGCAAAAGACGAAACTGTTGAAGATATCATTGCAACTATGAATGATAAGCAGAAAGCAGTTTTGTTTGGCCTTGTCGGCATGGCAAGAGAAGAAGCCGATAATAATGAAGAGAAAGAAGGAGAAGAAACTATGAAACACAATGCATTTGAGAATGTAGTAGCTAAGCGCAGCAACACTCTGTCCCACAGCGATTTCAAGGCAATCTTTGATCAGGGCCGCAGATTTGGCAGCCTGAGAGAGGGTTATAACAACTGGAAGCAGGAGAACATCCTGGCACATGCAGATGACGATGAGAGCGGGGATGAGGATCCTACCCCTACGCCTCAGGCCTACGGTATTCAGGATGTTGAGTATCTGTTCCCGGAGCCTAAGAACCTGAATATGCCTCCTGAGTTCATCAGCCGTAATATGGACTGGGTTGCCAAGGTTATGACCGGGGTTCATCACATTCCTTTCAGCCGTGTTAAGGTTATGTTTGCTGACATTACCGAGGACGAGGCAAGGGCTAAGGGTTACATTAAGGGCCACTTGAAGAAGGAAGAGGTATTCAGCCTGCTTAAGAGAAAGGTTGAGCCTACCACCGTTTACAAGAAGCAGAAGATGGACAAGGACGACATCTCCGACATTACCAGCTTTGATGTGCTTCAGTGGCTCAAGGTCGAGATGAGAATGATGCTGAATGAGGAACTTGCCCGTGCATTCTTGATCGGTGACGGTCGTCTGACCTCTGACGAGGATCATATCGATGCAACCAGAATCATTCCTATCGTTAACGACGCTGATCTGTTCGTTCTGAGATGGTCTGTAAAGCCCGGCTCCAACGATGACGGTGTAGCTCGCGCTAAGAACTTCATCAAGGCTGCTATCAAGTCCAGAAAGAACTATAGAGGTTCCGGTAATGTTACCCTGTACACCACCGAGGACATGCTCACCGACATGCTGCTTCTGGAAGATCAGATCGGTCATAAGCTGTATAAGACCGAGGTCGAGTTGGCTACTGCTATCCGTGTAAAGGAGATCGTGACCGTTCCTGTAATGGAGAACTTCACCGATAAGGACAACAAGCCTGTTCTGGGTATCTTCGTAAACCTGAATGACTACAATGTAGGCGCTGACAAGGGCGGCGGAATCGAGTTCTTCGATGATTTTGATCTCGATTACAACCAGCAGAAGTTCCTGATGGAGACTCGTTGCTCCGGTGCTCTGGTTAAGCCTTTCTCTGCAATCGTTCTTCGTCAGGGTGCAGCTTCTCAGACCAATGGTATTCAGTCTGATGAGCCTACCATGCAGGATGCAATGGCGCCTTTCAAGACCTCTGCTGACAGCGGCAACGGTGAAGGCTGATAAGTAAGGAGAATTCAAAATGAGATGGTATGGTAAGATCGGATATGCTACTAGTGTTGTTGAAACATCACCCGGTGTATGGGAGGATAAGATAACAGATAAGTACTACCGAGGAGAAATTATCCGAAATAGTAGCCGATGGAATAATTCCAATTCCATCAATGGCGACTTAACTGTTTCTAATCAGATTAGTATCTTATCCGATCCCTATATCATTGGGAACTTCCAGAATATTCGATATGTCGAGTTCATGGGTACTTTGTGGAAAGTGACAGAAGTTACTATGCAATACCCGAGATTAGTTCTTACGCTGGGAGGTGTGTACAATGAACAGCAGACTTGAACTGCATGAAAAGTTTAAAAAACTTACCAAAAACGTGTACTACCAACCTCCCACGGGAGAACGAATGTCGTACCCGGCAATAAGATATTCTCGTACCAATATAGACAACAGCTTCGCTGATGACAATGTCTATAAGCAAGACCACGCGTATATAGTGACCGTCATTGACAAAGATCCGGATAGCAAGATTGTTGAAGCCGTGTCAAAATTCCCTACGACACGATACATCAGGCATGACACTATTGACGGATTGAATCATGATGTGTTTATTATATATTACAAATAATTAAGGAGGAAAAAATCATGAGCAAGATTGTATGGGACGCCATTGGCGAAAAAACATACGAAACTGGTTCCAAGTATGCAGTAATCTACCCTACTGATGCTACCGGCGCTTTTGGCGAAGGTGTTGCTTGGAATGGTATTACCGGAATTACGGAGAGTCCTTCCGGAGCAGAGCCTACTGCATTGTGGGCAGACGACATTAAGTACGCTAACCTGGTTTCCGCAGAGGAATACGGTGCTACGATCGAGGCTTATACCTGGCCTAAGGAATTCGAGGAGTGCGATGGCTCCGTCGAGGTTGCAGACGGTGTATTCATTGGTCAGCAGGACAGAAAGCCGTTTGGTCTTTGCTATCGCACCACGATCGGTAACGATACGAAGTCTAATGCATACGGCTATAAGCTGCATATCGTGTACAACTGCCTGGCAGCACCTTCTGAGAAAGGCTACAGCACGATCAGTGACTCCCCCGAGGCAATTACTTTCAGCTGGGAAGTAAGCACCACTCCTGTGGATGTAACCGGTCATAAGCCTACTGCTACGATCATTATCGATTCTACCAAGACCACTGCTGAGAAGATGAAGGCAATCGAGGATATTCTGTATGGCAGCAATGGTACTATGCAGTATGTTGAATTTACAGGCGATGCGTTTGTAACGGGTACTGATTATTACGAAAGAAGCGGAGAAGGGACTAGTGCTAGTCCTTATGTATATACTAAGACTACAGACGCTTCTTATGATAGCAGTAAGACTTATTATACCCGTGAGAATGTTGGGGCTTCTAATCCTAGACTTCCTTTGCCTGATGAGATCATTTCGATCATGGGTGCAGCTGCTGACCCTGGTAACGGCTGATAAGTAGCCAAGTCTTAACAAACTTTCAGGGCCGTTTAGTATTTTGCTAGGCGGCTCTGATTTCAAAATAGAGAGAGGAGAGCAAAACAATGTTAGTAAAAAAGATTACCTATACAGATTATAATGGAATGGAAAGAACTGAGGATTTTTACTTTAATATCAGCCGTGCAGAGCTGATGGAGTTGGAATTAGGCACTAGCGGTGGTATTCACCAGAAGATCGATAGGCTGCAGCAGACCATTGACGGTCCTGAGATCATGAAGTTGTTCAAGGAGCTCATTACGCTGGCTATTTGTGAGAAGTCTCCGGATGGTAGACGGCTGCTTAAGAGTCCTGAGATCTCTAATGCATTTTTACAGACCGAGGCGTATAGTGTACTTCTGATGGAACTGCTCAGTGATCCTGAGAAGGCTAATGGTTTCATGAAGGCTATTCTTCCGGATGTGTCAAACCTGGAAGAGAACAGAGACAAGCCGAACATTACGACCATGCCTTAATAAGGAGGTGCGAGGATGTCAAAGCTGGTAATAAATCTGCCAGAAAAAGAGTATGCTTTTGAAGATGCAGAAGGGTTGTATCTTGAAACCTCTCCGGCTCAAAAGCTTGTCTTGGAACATTCTCTTTACACGATTTCAAAATGGGAATCGAAGTTTCACCTTGCCTATATTAAGAAGAAAGAAAAGACGCCTGAAGAGAATGAATATTACATCCGCTGCATGATAGTTAAGCCTGAGTATGACTCGCCGGATGAGATTGATAGTCTTACGATTCGTCGATTGCTCATCGAAGGCGACTATCAACAGCGGATTGCAAACTATATTAACGACAAAATGTGTGCTACTTGCCTGATGAACGATCCTGGTCGAGAGGAGAGTAGAGAAACTATCACTTCCGAACTAATCTATTACTGGATAACCAAAATGGAAATGCCGGTTGACATTTTTGAGCATTGGCATCTCAATCGGTTGTTGACGATAATAGACCTGTTTGGCAGAAAGGACTCCTCGAAAGACAAAAAGGGTATGAAACCGACGCGAGAGTCTTTGGCAAACAGGCACGCTATTAACGAAGCAAGAAAAGCAAAATATGGAACAAGGGGGTAATTCAAAATGGCTAAAATATGCATTGATCCTGGCCACTATAGAAAATACAATCGATCGCCAGGAGTTCCTGAATATTACGAGAGTGTCATGGTATGGAAGCTTTCTCAGCTGCAGAAGAAGTATCTGGAAGAGATGGGGCATACCGTTATTCTTACAAGGGAAGATCCGGACAAGGATTTAGCGCTTCAGGCTCGTGGAAAGAAATCGAAAGGATGCAATCTGTTCATTTCAAACCACAGCAATGCTGCTGGAAATAGCATGAACGAGAATGTCAACTATGTAGCAGTATATCATCTTGTTGATGACAAGACCACTGCCTGTGATGACATCGCTAAGGACTTCGCATACCAGATCGCTCCGGTGATCGGAACCGTGATGGGCATTCCTTACAAGGTTCTTACCAGAAAGGCTGTAAGTGACCGGAATGGGGATGGCATTTCCAATGATAACTACTATGGCGTTCTGCATGGCGCTAGGTTGGTTAACACTCCTGGTCTGATCTTGGAGCATGGCTTCCACACCAACACTGCATGTGTAAGATGGTTGCTTGATGACAATAATCTGGATAAGCTTGCCAGAGCTGAAGCGGCATGTATCAACGCTTACTTCCAGGGAACTTCGAACAGCGGTGCAACAGAACCTGAAGAGAAGAAGGACGAGCCTTCCAACCCTGTCGTGAAGGTTCGTGTGGCAATCACCAATCTGAACATCAGAAAAGGCCCGGGAACGAATTTTGAGAGAACTAAATTCATCGAGCCTGGTGTGTACACAATCACGGAAATTCAAAATGGAGCAGGATCTAAGGCCGGCTGGGGTAAACTTAAGTCTGGAGCGGGCTGGATTAGTATGGATTTTGTGCAGAAACTTTAAGAGAGGTGATCCGGTATGCTGGATATAGAAGTCAAGGGTAATGACAGGAAGGTAAACAACTTCTTTCAAAAAATGTTGTCTGTCGCTCATATGAGCATCCTGGACAAGTATGGAAAAATGGGAGTAGAAGCCCTTGCCGCGGCTACGCCAGTGGATACCGGAACAACTGCTCATTCTTGGTATTACAAAATCGAGCAAAAGAATGGAAACTCTAAGTTGATATTTAGCAACAGCAATGTCAACGATGGGGTTAATGTTGCCATCATCTTGCAGTATGGACATGCTACAAGAGGCGGAACTTGGGTGGAGGGTAGAGATTACATCAATCCTGCTCTCCAACCTATCTTCGACGAGATATCAAAAGAAATAGACAAGGAGGTTGCCAAGATATGAGTACTCAAGTTATTGACGAAAAAGTTGTTGAGATGCGATTTCAAAATAGCCAGTTTGAAAAAGGCGTTAAGGAATCCATGTCAACAATTGAACGGCTAAAAGCGAGCCTAAATTTTGCAGGCGCCTCTAAAAGCTTCAATCAGATTACGGAGGCTGCAGATAAGGTATCCTTCAAGGGATTAGAGAAGAATGTAGACGATCTTCACAATTACATAAATTTGAAAGCAATGGCCATGTTCACGGTTGTGAATAATATGGTCTCTCAGATACAGAGTTCTGTTACCAGAATGGTGAAGGATTTTACAATTGTACCTTTGTCTACTGGTTTCAATGAATATGAACTCAAAATGGGTTCAGTGCAGACAATTATGGCAGCTACCGGTGAAAGCCTTGAAACTGTCAATAGATATTTGGAAGAGTTGAATGAGTATTCAGATAAGACCATTTACTCGTTCTCCGATATGACGCAAAACATTGGTAAGTTTACCAATGCCGGTGTTAAGTTGGAAGATGCCGTTCTTGCAATGAAAGGTATCAGTAATGAGGCGGCTGTATCTGGTGCTAATGCCAACGAGGCGTCCAGAGCAATGTACAACTTGGCTCAGTCTTTGTCAATGGGTTATGTGCAGTATATTGACTGGAAATCCATTGAAAATGCTAACATGGCAACGGTAGAGTTCAAGACAAACCTTGCCGAGACGGCTCTTCAATTAGGTGCCTTAAAGAAAACAACAGATGGATACTATGAAACCGAAAAAGGTGCTTATACCTTACAGCAGCTGTTTAAGGACGGTATGAAAGATCAGTGGCTTACGACTGATGTGCTGATCGGCACCTTGCGAGACTACGCTGACGAGACAACTGAGATCGGTAAGAAAGCTTATGCTGCAGCTCAGGATGTAAAGACCTTTACTATGATGATGGACACCTTGAAAGAGGCTGCTCAGTCTGGTTGGGCGTACACTTGGGAAATCTTCATTGGCGACTTTAATGAAGCAAAACAGATGTTTACTGAGTTCTCCAATATGTTTGGTAAGATGATCGATGAATCTGCTACAGCAAGAAACAATTTGCTCAGAGGTGTTCTTGGTTCAAAATGGGATAGACTTATTGGATATATTAACGAAGCTGGTATTGCAACAGATGAATTTGAAGCCCGTCTAACAAGGACTCTGCGGGAATCTGGCTATCCAGTTGATGAGATGGTTGAGAAATGGGGTAGCCTTGGTGAAGCAATACGCCATATGGGAGATGTAAAAGATAAGGTTATTGCCGTGATCAAGAGCTTCACAGAGCCAATGATCGGAGCTGGTGACGCCATAAATGGCGTGACAGGTCGTCTCAACGAATTTCAAAATGTCGTAAATAAAGTAATTCGAGGTGAGTTTGGCAACGGTAAACAGAGAGTGGATGCCCTGACTAAAGCTGGATATAAGTATGCAGTTGTACAGGGCTTAGTAAATAAAATTTGGGAAAGAAATGGACATAACTGGAAAAATACTACTATCACGATGGAAGATCTGGTTGGCATTATGAAAGAGCTCTCTGACGAGGAGCTTAATCAAGTCGGTTTCACAGAAGAGCAGATCGAAAAGTTTAGGCAGTTGCAGCAGCAAGCTGAAATTACTGGTTCTGATCTTAACGAACTGCTGGGTAATCTTTACAAACCTACAGGTCGTGAATTGATATTTGATAGCATTAAGAATGTGGTAGATGCCGTTGTTCAGAGATTTCAGATTTTGAAAGAGGCATGGCGAGATGTATTTCCCCAGAAAGGTACTGAAGAACTTTATGGCATTCTTGAAGCACTTCATAGATTTAGTGAGGCTTTGATTCTGAACGACGACAAAGCCGACAAATTGAAGAGAACTCTTCGGGGTATCTTCTCTATTCTTGGTATCGTCAGTGACATTATTCAGACTGCTTTACAGATATTCTTTCCTGGTTTGATCAAGGGCGTCGGAGCAGTAGAGGGTGGTATTTTGGGCGTTACCGCAAATCTTGGTGATGCTATATACAATTTCAGACAGTTTATGAAGAACGGAAATCTTGTCGCCGATGTGCTAATATACTTGCGTGATTCTTTCTTCGCTGGTATTCAGATCATTGGTGCATTTATTGACAAGATTCGAGAAATACCATTCTTGCAAGGAATCATCAATGCTGTTATTGAAGCTCTGAAGAAGCTTGCCGAGTTTGCAAAAGAAGTATTTGGTGACTTCTACGATGGAATGCTCGACACTGATTCCAATATGGTTGAAGTGTTCTTGGGAATACTGGATAAAATTAGCAATAAATTGAAAAAGATAGCCGATTCTGTTCCGCTTATAAAAGATCTTAGGGAAGCATTCAAGTTAATGTTCAAAGATTTTAAGAAGAACGGAAAATTCATAGTGCAAGGATTCATTGAGGGTCTCGTGCAAGCAATAAAAGATATTCCAAAGGTCATTACGGACTTTGCATCTTTAGTAGTCGATACTTTTAAGGACTTTATGGGTATTGAATCGCCTTCTAAATTGTTCTTTAAGCTTGCATATTACTGTATTCAGGGATTTCTGAACGGTATTTTCCATTATATGAGTGATGTAGAAGCAGCTACCAACAAGCTAAACATTGCACTTACACAAGAATTACTCGGAAAAGAAGTTCAAGAGAGACTTACCAAAGTTAAGGATTTCTTTAAAAGAATATTTGATAATACAATTGATATTTTAATAGGATTTAAAGATGATTTCGTTGGTGTCATTAATGTCATTAAAAATACCCTTACCAACTCCGATATCATGGATCCTGTATGGAAGATAGCAAAAGATTTAGTAAATATATTGATATTATTTAAGACGCTCAGACTAATGGATAACATCGGAAACGGCATCGCCGATTTTGGAGAAGGTATCCTCAAAATGGGTAAAGCATTCCAGCAAGTGGCTAAAGGTATTCGAAGTTACTTCAAATCTTTGGGTGCTAAGAACTACGCGAAAGCTATCGGAACTCTTGCACTATCTGTTAGTCTGTTAATGAGTGTCCTTCTCTTGATGACTAAAACGATGAACGAATCTGATATAGCAAAAGCGAAAGAACTCGTAGAACCATTCAAAGAAATGATGATTGTATTCGGATCAGTTGCTGCAGGAATAGTGTTTGTAAATGGTATTGCAGCAAAATTGGGTGGAAACGCTAAACAGCTATCCAAAGTAGTGACATCTCTAGCATTGCTCGTATTGGCAGTGGCAGCATCACTATTGTTAATAGGTTTTGCTTTAGAAAAAATAGGAGACATACCAAGGCAAGAATTACGCCATAGTCTTGATGCGTTGGAAGACTTAATTGCATGCATAGGTGTAGTTTTGATAGCCCTTTCGACATTGCCGGGTTTGGCAGCTGGCACAGCTAGTCTAACCGGAGGAAAAATGGGCAAAGTAAGCCTAGCTGGCATTGGCATGGCATTTCTTGGCATAGCGAGTTCATTAATACTTATCGTCGGTGCTATAAAACTTATGGACGAAGTTCTAAATAGCATTGAAGATCCGAGCTATGCACTCAGTATACTTACTGCCGCGGCATCAATTATCACGGTATGTATCATGGGAATGTCCATATTTGGTTCTTTGGCCGGGGCGACGGGTGGAACTTACTTGGGAATAGCAGCAGCACTTATAAGTTTAGCAACAACCATGAACCTGATCGCTTGGGCAATACTGGCCATGGATATTGCTGTCTCGACATTGAAGCATCCTGTAGCTACTTTGGGAATTATGGCAGGAGTGGTTGTAGCGCTCGGAGTGTTAGTTGCAGTAATTGGCAATTTGGGAGCTGGCATGAAAGCAGGTCCTATCTTGGCAATAGCAGCGGTATTCTTAGCGTTT